CACTCGTTGCGCCACCTTCACCAATAGCTCCTCCGATAGTATTCATTGCTGTACTTGATGATGCCAAACTACTCGCCGCAAATGCTCCCGCTCCAGCTACAGCACCTACAAGTCCAGCGATCGCTCCGATACCTGCAAGCGCACCGCCACCTTTTCCGCCAGATATGGAAATGGTAGGTGTACCTCGGCTCCCCATATTCGCAAGATAAGACGCCGCTGCGCATACGCAATTCTGAATGCCCTGCAGTACCCCATAAGAATTCATCAGAAGCTTTTCCTGAGTTTGAGCAGTCGTAAGCATAGCAGCCTGACGCGCTTGTTCTGCTCCTTTAAAGCCAAACAGTTTCCCAAGCAGATCTCCGAAGCCGCCCTGCCCTGAGAATACTTTCGTCGCAATTGCTTCTGCGATCATATCTGCGGCGTTTTTAATGAACTGGTTTCCGATCCCGCCAACAAAACCCATGATGTCTTCTTTGCTTTTGAACTTATTGGTCGCAAGCCCGGAGATGGCTTCAGAAATTCCACCTTTAAAAATGCTGATATTCCCGCGTGTGAAATCACGTTGAATGTCTACCAATCGTTTCAATCCCAATTCACTGAGCTTGTACGTCTCACGTTCAAGTCGTTGACGCTCTAACAATTCAGTCTCTATGATTTTTCTACGGGATGCAGAAGCTCCTTCAAGCAATTTGATTCTTTCGGCTTCTTGTTTTTTAAGAAGAGCTGTAAGAGTATCACCTCTAAGTGATGCGCTCTCCCCTTGCAGGCCAAGCAATTGAATTCTAGACTCTCTGGACATTCCAGCTTTTGCGGCAGTAGCAGCACCTTGTTGTGCACCTTTCGCGCCGAACCCAAGGAATCCCGCTAATGGAAAATTCTGAAGGGCGCTCATTGCACCTTTAAGACTAAGAAGACTGGCGATAGCATCCCCTAAATTAGATTTAAAATCACGAGTAGCATCTCCTATTTTTTCGAATTTTGCAGCAAGCGCATCGCTATGCTGCGCAAGATCTCTCATAATCAAAACAGCAGATCCAATAACAAAACTTGCCGCAAACATTTCTTTTCTGAAATCAATAATCGCTCTTCGGGCTTGTAGGCCGGCTGTTACTGATTTGTTTGTCTCAGCAGTTACACGGGAAACCGTCTGAGTTAGCTTTGCATTCTCTGCGCCAAGCTCCGCTGTTTTAGTGGAAAGATCACGAACTTGATCTGCCCCTCTGACAACTGCTTCATATGTAATTTGAACTGTATTTAATGGCATATTATATTTTCCCGTCTTTAATATACCCGGTGATCAATGAATTAATGTTCTGAATATCTTGGTCTTGAAACAAAAGGAATGGACGCTTAGGAATAGATCTAGTTCCGAACTGATGATATTTAGCATAAGGAACCACTGTTCCCATAATAAGTTTATTGTCTCCTTGAATTTTACCGACAATACTTTTTATCAATAATCCTTTTCTTATCAGTGGTTTAGATGAATATCCATGTTTCATTTTCCAACGTAAAGTCGAAAGCGCTAAAGGTTTCCAAGTTATGGGTCTTCCGGAAGATTTGAAATTATTATCGATAGATCGAAGCATCAAAAGCCTCGAAGCTTTCAAAGGAGTAGAAAGCGTTGCCATTCTTTGTTTCACAGAATTTAAAAGAACCTGCACTTCTTGAGCGCCTGTCACTTTCACCTTAACATCAAAGGATGGCATTATTTTCCTCTTCTGCTTGAGATATCCCGCAAACGTTTTTCAATGATATTGAAATCCACAAAATCACGGAACCGTTGATCATAAAATCCACCGGCAGAAGGAAGACATCGGAACTCAAAATTGAGTTCTGGAGAGCACCAAAGGTATTTGATGATGGAGCTAGGTAGTCTGGAAGATCCAAGATGCTCAAGCACGCCGGCAATGGGTATCCCTCCGGTAAGAAGCTCAACGGCGAGCTCTAATTTTTTTTTTCTTCCTCAGGCATTCTAATTCCAGAACGTTCATCGATCATACGCACAAGCCAGAGTAAGACACCGACTGGAAGCTTTTTCTTGGTCTCAGAATTGCAGGGGACATCCACGCCGTCTTGGGTCACGCCAGACCAAGAAATCAAAGCTAATTCCATCTTAAGTTCACGCTCACGCGCAACGAGATAATTAAATCCACCTTTTCCGTCCTGAACAAGGCATTGACGGTCAACCTCTTCCTGCATGCCAATCGTCCAATGTTTAAGTTCAAATCTGGCAATTGAAGGATGATCGATCGTGTAACTTTTAGAACTGTCAATCAGCTCAATGCTCATGTGGTCACAACCGTAAGTTTTAAGGAATTCTGAACCGTTGGGTCATTCACATACGCTGTAAAATTAAGAGTCTCTAAAATGAAACTTGTCTGACTCTCCATCGGTCGTTCACTCACATCATAATTCACATTCACGAGGTCTAGTTGAAAGCTTTTAGACCCACGCTGATAAAGTGCCGTAATGCGGGACGGTAATTGATTCATGAACCGAGTGCGCATTGTGGTATCAGAAAATAGGATTGAAAGCGTTCCTGTAACCTGCGCCTTCGTAGCCGGGATCTCGCGCCTACGCGGGGTGTTCCCGTAAAGGTCGGTGATGAGATTATTTTCCTTTGCGACGGTAAAAGATTCGACGTTCTGATTGGCTATTCCATCCAGAGTAAAGGTGCACTCCGAATGAAGGTATGGGCCATCTCCAGAAGGAAAGCTTGCCGTAGAAGCTGTCGGAAGGTTTGACAATCCAACCCCTTCGATATCCACACTGCAGCGCAACACGTCCCCCTTCTTGCTTGAGAACTCCATGCGGCCAATCATATCCCCGGAAGTCTGGACTGTACCGATCTGGCCTTCCTGAATTTCAATTGCGAGTGAAGAAAGAGGAATCTGGGGAGTATAAGGACTTGTCGATCCACCGATTCCACATTCCCACCACTGCGTAGGGTTTGTCGGCGTGATCGGGAAAACGATTGATCCGCTTACAACTTCATGCGAATACTGACCGTTGATCTGTTCTGGGGAATTTCGGATCTTATCCTGGTAGATATAAATTTTTGATTGGCGGATGCTCTGGGATTCAATAACCTGCCAGTTGTCTATCCCTCCACCAGAAGCAAAAGACGCTTCTTTTCGGATTCCTAGTGCACCTCGTGCTGCGATCGATACGGCCATGGCTCAATCCTCCTCGTGGATTATATGAAGCTCGATTGTGCGAGCGGATCTTCTATGAGTTCTTTCATCTTGCGATTGAAATAATTCCATCTACAGTCGATTTTATCACACTCTTCGACCGTCGTCATTTCTATGACCTTGCGATGTTGTTCGCTTCCCCACACTTCATGGAACGGCTGGAAGATTGTTCCGATTGGCCGACTTTCAAAGAAGCAGCACTGCAGGATTTTTCCCGTGGCCGTAACGACCGTGTGGATTGGCGACATAAAACATTTCACCGTCGCATGCTGATGCGAAAGATTGCAAAGCACTTTCGTAAATCCATTAAAACCTTGCTGATCAGCTTGCGCCTGTAATCTTGCGAGTTCTTCCGGTTCGATATTATGATTGGAAGAATGCTCATACTTGATCTGGATATAATTGACGCGGAGATCTTCTGCCATTTTCATAAGAGGTATAAGCTCATGTTTATTGATAGAATTGAGGACTACTTTGATACCAACCTGAAAACCATTATTTGATTTAACACCATCTTTTTCGAGATCCCGAAGCCTTACGATTTCTTTGATATTTTCAATGGCTTTATGAAACCAGTAATCTTTTCGCTTATTGCGTTTTATAGCGTCATGCGTCTCGACCGTCGCGGCATCAAGCCCACACCGGATATATTTAAAATGCTGAACCATGCTTTCTAATGGCATCGGATTGCAGGCATGTGTGATGATACCGAGCTGATATCCCATTCCCCACGCGCGCTCATAGATGTCCTGAAAGTCAGGGTGTAGAGTCGGTTCTCCTCCCCCGGAGAATTCTAAGGATTCAGCGCCGGCGGTCTTGGCCTGAAGGAGCCATCCTAAAAACTTTTCCTTGTCAATATACTGATGACTCTTCTCATGATTCGTATCCGAAAAAAAACAGTACGTGCAGTCAAGATTGCAAACCTCAGATACCCAACATGAAATAAAACGCGGAGCAGGAAATGCAATGTTCTTATCGCCTTCGTAAATGGACTGATACAGTTGGCGGCCTTCTTTGAGGAACGTCAGGATTCGATCTTCGCCCCACGCATGATTCATCGTTTCACCACTTCAAACTCCATCCCACACGCAATAGGATGTGTATCCTCTTTTGATTCGAGAACTTTCTTACACCATTTACACTGCAGCAGATTGGCTGGCAGTTCGATAGATATCATCTTCATTGGCTCCGGTAAAATTACAGTAGCGTTTGATAATTACGTCACAATATTTAGGGTCTAATTCCATTAATCTTGCTTCCCGGTTCATTTGTTCGCATGCAATTAATGTACTTCCAGATCCACCAAAAGCATCTAAAACAATATCTCCTTCACGTGAGTTTTTACGTAATGCCCGATGTGCAAGTTGAACTGGTTTTTGGGTTGGATGGACATATTCGTTTCTTTTATCACGAGCTTGAAACCAGACATCTGGAAGATCTGCAAACTCTTCTTTCCCTATAAAGAAACAATCGGTGTAGTTCGATAATCGTTTATTTGAATAATGAGGCTGTGATTTCTTCCATCCAAACATAATTGGCTCATAACATCTGTGGTAATCCACTCCCATAGAAAAGACCATCTGCTCTTTAAGCCAGATTAAAATCTGAGACATATACCATCCTGAATTGATCCAAGCCAATCGATTGATCCAATTCATCTTATTTCCGAACCACCAATACAAACAAACATCTTCCAAAGAATATTCGTAAAGATTTTTTAAAATATCAATATAGAATTCAATCGCTTCTTCTTCTGTTTTATCATCATTTAAAATATCATTCGTCCCATAATTTCCTTTTGAATAGCTGTTTCCAGATGAGCTTTTATAATTAACGCTATATGGAGGATCCGTAAAAATTAACTTCGCTTTGCCCCCCCCCATGAGTAATTCATAATGTTCTTTCTTCGTCGAGTCGCCACATAAAAGACGATGCTTTCCGAGCATAAAAAGAATCCCCTGTTCTGTTCTTGATTTCTCAGGAGTTTCAGGCGTTGCATCCGTTTCTTCTTTTATTTTCTTTTTAGAATTATCAATTCCCGTATCGATCTCAAGATTAGAAAATCCCCAATTAGTCAATGAACTGATATCGAAATCTTTCTGTAAAATATCCCAATCCCATTCTCCCTGAGCTTTATTAAGGCGGATGTTCAATTCCTTCTCGCGCACAAGATCCTGGATATCCACCCAGAAAACAGGAACGGTTTCCATCCCCATTTTCTTTGCAACTTCAAACCTTTGGTTGCCACCCACAATTACGCCTTCGCGGCCGGGAGCTTTGTTACAAACTAATGGTTGGCAAAATCCAAATTCAGTGATTGATTTCTTGATCTGCTCGAAATCTTGAGGAGTTATTTTACGTGGGTTATAAGTAGCATGTTGAAGTTTATCGATTGAAACCTGTTCGACTTCCATTATTTTTT